GCAAAAGACGGCAAAGTAATTTGGATAGAGTTTAAGCGTAAAGGTGGCGTATTATCAGAAGGCCAAAAAACTAAGATCGCAGAGCTTAAAGCACAAAAACAAAGTGTATTTGTTTGTTATTCAGTTGAAGAGGCTATGCTAGTTCTTAAATAGCCAGGTACTTTAGCTGCACAAAAACCAATAGAAATTAGGCTCGGTACGTATACAACTTTAGAAGAAGCTTTCAAAGCGCGTCAGCAAGCTGTGGCGCAGTATTTTGGCGAGCAGTACGTAAAACAATTACCTAAGGACGTAATAAATGCAGCTTAAATTATGGGGTTACCAAGAAAAAGCAATTAAATTCTGCCTTGAGCGTGCATGCGCAGGGCTATTCATGGCCCCAGGTTTAGGAAAGACTAGCTGTATCTTAGCAGTTATTACAGCGCTAAAAAAGCTAGGTATGGTGAATAAAGTACTGATACTTGCACCTTTAAGGGTATGCTACTCTACTTGGCCTGCTGAAGTTACCAAATGGGACGACTTCAGTCATTTATCTATTGGTATTATGCATGGTAAAGATAAAGACAAAGTGCTTAATGAAGCGCATGATGTCTATGTGATGAATTACGAAGGCCTTAAATGGTTAGAGTCAGCCACTAAAAAAGGTTACTTCCCATTTAATATGCTTGTGATTGATGAGTCTTCAACAATGAAGTGTACTGCCCCGCAGCGTTTTAAGACACTTAAAAAGATGCTGGGTAAGTTTGCACGACGCTATATTTTAACAGGCTCGCCTGCCGCAAATTCATTATTAGACTTATACGGCCAAGTATACTGTATGGACACAGGGGCTACTTTTGGCCCATATATCACAGCGTATAAAGCTAAATACTTTATGCAGACAGGGTTTGGAGGCTATGAGTGGGTACTCAGACCTGGTGCTGAGACCGAAATTCATGCAGCCGTTGCCCCAAGAGTACTGCAAATGTCGGCCGAGGATTATCTTGATATGCCTAAGCTAATCAAGACTAATATTGTTGTCAATCTGCCCGATGAGGCAATGCAGCAATATATTTCAATGGAGAAAAAGCTAAAGCTTGAAATTGATGAGGGTAAAGTGACTGCTGTCAATGCTGCAGTTGCTATTGGTAAGTGCCGCCAAATTGCAGGGGGCTCAGTGTATAGCTCTGATGATCCTAGCGGCAACCGTACGGTGCACCATATTCATAATGCTAAGCTCGAAGCACTGGAAGATCTTATTGAAGAGCTTGAAGGGCAAACCTTGCTTGTCTTTTATGAGTACCAGCATGAAGCTGATATGATTAATAAGCACTTTGGGGGCAAAGTACCTACTATTAGTGGTGGTATGTCACAGATTGCTAGTGCTAAGATCATGGTTGCTTGGAATAAAGGTGAGATACCGTTACTGCTTGCCCAAAGTGCTGCAATCTCACATGGCCTTAATCTACAGGCAGGCGGTTCTGCAATGTGCTGGTTTACATTGACGTATAGTCTTGAAACTTATGAGCAGGCAATCGCCAGGCTTTACCGACAAGGGCAAGAGAAACCCGTGTTCGTCTATCATATATTGGCAGAAAAAACGGTTGATTACGCCGTACTAAGTATTATCAATAAGAAAGATAAGCAGCAAACTAGCTTACTTGCTGCCCTTGGTGAGTATTGGAAGTAATAAAGTGTACATAACTATGTAGTAGTGCTATAATTATTTATCATCTGAATTGACTTCGCAATGAAGTTAACAGATTGACTATGGAGGTTAAAATGCAATATCAAGTGGTTTGCACTCACAACAGGCATGTAGCTATTGTTATAGCTCAAACGCCTAAAGTAACGCAGTTCTTAGCAGTACGCGCGGTTGGCGTAGTAAACGAAAAAATGCCAACTAGCGCTTTCAATAAAGAGTACAGTATACAAATGAGCTATAGCGCTACTGAGGCAGCGGTTAAATTTCTGTCCGCTGCAATTAGAGGCTATGTTTTTAATGAGCAAGCAATTTTAAATTTAAAGGATATTATTATGTCAGATAATAATGAAGTTTCAAAAGAAGTAAAGTCACTACTAGCTAAAGCTAGTACTCCAACATCAGCCCAACTTGCCACAGCTGAAAAGAAAGCTGAAAAAGCGGCAAAAGTTAAAGCAGCAAAACCAGTAACAGAACCAAAACCTCGTGGACTTGGTATTGGCGCTTTTTGTGTTGAGCAAATCAATGCTGGCAAAACAAATAAAGAGATTCTTGAGGCTGTCATTGCAAAATGGCCTGAAGCTAAAACTACAGTAGCTAGTCTTGCTTGGTATCGTAACGATATTAAGAAAGCAGCTAAATAATGGCTACGCTTGATGAAATTCTAAAAGAACGCGCTAAGACGCATGGAAGCTTTGAAGTGACTGCATATACAGTGCAAACATTAAAAGCTACATTAGTAGACTCGCCCAATTGGCCTGATTTAGATATGGACCAAAAAGAAGCTCTTGAAATGGTAGTGCATAAAATTGGGCGTATTCTTTGCGGCGCAAAAGATCACATTGACGCGTGGGACGACGGGGCAGGTTATTTTACGCTAGTAGCTAACAGATTACGGAGTGAACAATGAAGCCGTACTTAGAATTAGTTAAGCGAGTATTTAATACAGGAGTTACGCGTCCTGACCGCACTGGCACAGGTACTATTTCTGTGTTTGGTACGCAAACAACATTTGACTTGCGAGAAGGTTTTCCAGCAACTACGACTAAGCGCTTAGCGTTTAAGACAGTTGTTGGCGAGCTACTATGCTTTATTCATGGTGAGCATATGCTTGATGATTTTCATAAGCGAGGGGTTAAAATTTGGGATGCTAACGCTACTGCCGAATATTGGACCCCTGAGGTCCCTGGTGATACCGGACGCATCTACGGCGTGAATTGGCGTGATTGGCAAAGTGTTACTAGTAATGGTGCCACTAAGTCAACCGACCAATTAATGGAATTGACTAAAAATCTAAAGTCAAACCCTAATAGCCGCCGTAATATGGTACTGACTTATAATCCGGGCGAACTCGATCAAGTATGTTTGCCTCCATGTCACTACGCATTTCAATGTTACGTAGCCAATGGCTATCTTGATTTAATTTTTGTAATGCGCTCAGTAGACTTATTTTTAGGCGCTCCATTTGATATTGCCAGCTATGCATTATTACAGACAATGCTAGCTAGAGATGCAGGTTTAGAGCCCAGGTTCTTAACCATGCAAACTGGTGATACTCATATTTATCTCAATCATATTAATCAAGTGCAAGAGATGCTACGCCGTATGCCTGGCCGTTTACCACAATTACACATTACTCCGGGTAAAACAATGTTTGAGTTAACTAGCGAAGATTTTGCTTTAGAAAACTACCACCCACGCGATACAATTAAAGCAGCTATGGCCGTCTGAAATGAGACCGACTAAAGATTTGTATTTTAGTGAGCTCGCTAGTGTCATTGCTACTCGTACCACATGTATCAGGCGTGGTGTCGGCTGTGTAGTTACTAACAGCAAAGGCCACATACTTGGTACTGGGTACAATGGTGTGGCAGCTGGGTTACCGCATTGTAACGAAGGCTGCCCTTGTACGGGGCATGACTTACCGCCTGGCCAAGATAAATGTGAGGCAGTGCACGCAGAAGTTAACGCTATTTTACAATGCCCTGATGTCTGGGATATTGATACAGTGTACGTAACGCTAAGCCCTTGCATACGGTGTACTAAGATGCTTATGAATACAAGTTGCAAGCGTATTGTATTTTTGAATAGCCACTTAGGCGAGACTGGTAAAGAGCTTTGGGAGAAGACAGGTAGAACTTGGCAGCATTATGCCAGCTATACTGAGGATTTGTGTGCAAGTGTGCTAGACTAATAATATAAAGGATTTGTATGGCGGCAATACTAAAAGGTGCAGCAGCACCTACGAATGCGCTATTCACTGCAAAACTAGCCTCGTCAGGTCTCGATGAAACTGATGCACAACTCTTGGGTATGGAATATGTTAGTGACTGTAGCCAGTTACATCCATCATTACAAAAAGTACAGGGCTTAAAAATACCATATTTAAGTCTTGATGGTACGTTATCTAAATCAAAGTTTTACCGGGTGCGTTACTTATCCGCGCCAATTGGTTTTGGTGGCCAAGTAGCTAAACCTCAGCGCTATGCGCAGGAACCTGGGTCTATCAATGAAGTTTACCTACCGCCAAGTATTAACTGGGCTAATATTGCAACTAATATTGCTGAGACAATACTGATTACTGAAGGCGAACTAAAAGCAGCTGCTGCATGTAAAATGGGCCTCAACTGCATGGCGCTTGGTGGTGTCAATGTTTGGCAAAGCTCTAAACGTGAGATACCATTACTTGAGCCTTTACCGCAAATCAATTGGCATGGACGTGTTGTAGTAATTATATTTGACTCTGATGCGGCCATTAATCCAAATGTTGCGGCAGCTCAAGTCTCATTAGCTAAGATGTTATTGAAGTTAGGTGCACTACCGCGGATAGCAACGCTACCTCCAGCAGCAGATGGCAGTAAACAAGGCCTTGATGATTTTATTGTGTCCGGTGGCAACATGACAAATGTCTTAGCTGAACTTAAAGGCTTAGAGCTTGGTGATAGGCTAGCAACATTCAATAATCAATATGCCTATGTAAAAGATCAAGACGTTATTATTGAGTTAATATCAGCCCAGCGATCAAAGCGCGATGCATTTTCAAATGGCTTAACTGCTAATGTCAATGTGATTGAGTATGTACCTACCAGTAACGGCGGTACTAAGCGCGTAGAGACAAGAGCCTCAACTGAGTGGTTAAAATGGCCAAGTAGGCTTGATGTTGAAAGAGTTACATATGAGCCAGGTCAAGACCAAATTACTAACGCGCAAGAATATAACACGTGGTCAGGCTGGGGCTGCGTACCAAAAGCGGGTAATGTGCAGCCGTGGATTGATATACTAGACTTACTTTTTGGTGATGATGATAAAAGTCGCGACTGGTTTGAAAAGTGGGTCGCATATCCTGTACAGCATCCAGGTACTAAGTTATTCACTAGTGCAGTACTTTGGGGCCCAGAAACAGGTACTGGTAAATCATTAGTTGGATATACAATTGGCGAGATATATGGCAAGAATTTTGGTGAGATTGGCAATCAAGAATTACACGCCTCATTTAATGAGTGGGCAATCAATAAGCAGTTTATACTTGGCGACGAGATTAGTGGGTCAGATAAGCGGCAAGAAGCAGATAAGCTAAAAGCATTGATAACGCAGCGCCAGCTTCGTATCAATATGAAGAATCTACCCACATACGTAGTACCAGACTGTATCAACTACTATTTTACTAGTAATCACCCAGACGCATTCTTTTTAGACGACCAAGATAGACGTTTTTTCATACATAGAACTGTGCCCGTAGTTCGGCGAGAGCCTGAGTTTTACCGCAGCTATATGGTTTGGCTAAAAGGTGAAGGCCGCGAAGCTTTGTTTGACTACTTACTTAATCTTGATACTACTGGCTTTGATCCTGCAGCACCAGCCCCGTCAACAGCAAGTAAACTTGAGCTGGTCGACCATGCAAGGTCTGATTTAAGTAGCTGGGTTGCGTACTTCATGACTAATATGGATATGGAGCTGGAGCGATTGGCTGAGTATCTACATACTAAGTCTTCGAGCTTAGACTTAGTGCTAAATACGCACTTAAAATGGTTATATGACCCACAGAATTCATCTCGAGTTACTGCTAACGGCTTAGGCAGAGAGTTAAGCCGCTTTGGTTTTAAAACAGTAGGCCCAGTTGAAAGTGACTCATTTGGTAAGCGGCGGTTCTATGTACTTAGAAATTATCCTAAGTGGGCAGCAGCAGATCCAGTAGCAGTAACTGAGCACTTAAACAAAACATACCCACCGGCAATCAATGCCGCTAAATTCTAGGAGATTAAAATGCTAAAAGATATTGCCGCGTTTCATGAAAAATTTGAATTAGCATATCGGGGCACGCATAGGTGCTTAGCCCCAGATGTAGCAGAGTTTAGAGCTAAGTTCATGCAGGAAGAGCTTAATGAGTATATCAAGGCAACAGCTGAGGGCGATATGGAGGGCCAGCTAGATGCATTAGTTGATCTTGTGTACGTAGCGCTTGGTACTGCGTACCTCAGCGGCTTCCCATTCCAAGCTGCCTGGGACGAAGTACATAGCTGTAATATGATGAAAGTCAAAGCAGGACCTAATGGCGAAGGTAGTAAACGTGGTTCACCGCACGACGTCATTAAGCCGGAAGGCTGGAAAGGACCTAACTACGCTAAAATACTTACTCAGTAGGCAAATGGTGCTAAGTACTGTAGGCCAGCAAGCTGGCCTTGACCGCGGGTTATACCATTATCAAGTATTTGTAAGCCCGCTTTACCTACTTTACCCACTTTCTGTAAACCTTTAACAGGCGCATTACCCAGCATGCCTGAGCCCAGCATATAGGCTGCAGTAGCCAACGCAGGTGAATTTGTCGCATCAAGCGTAGCATCACCAAAATATTGTCCCATTGCTTCAAAAGGCGCGTCTACCATTTCTAATGCACTAAGCGCACCTGGATCACGTCGCCAGCTATCATATGCCTCAGTAAATGCTCTGGGTTGATTATCCATGCTTCTACGCAATATTTCAGGGCGTAAGTCTACAGGTGGTATAACAATTACACTTCCATCACCTGCAACTACCAACCGCGCATTTTTAGGTAATATGTTACTTGGCATTTTCAGGCCCTTTATATCCATGTGCTACTGCTTGGCGTAGTAATACCGCTTTCAAGTTTACTCTGCCTACATCCTGAGCACGCAGTAACTCAGTCATTTTTCGTGGGTCTAGCGCGGCATCGCGCAAAATTTTATGTATTAAATCAGCCTCCGGCGTGCCAAAAACATCGCGCGCAACTGCAGCAATACCATTACCAGCCCTTGAGCCAAATAAGCTGCGTCCAAATTGGCTGACGTCATTCTGTGCCATTTGCGAGCCTTGAATAAGCTGACCACCACCACCCGCGCCGCGGTCGCCACGACGAATTATGTACTCAGTAGTGAGTGCAATCTTAGCACGGTTAGTAAAGCCCTTAGGTAAAGCACCAGCAGTCTCTAGCTTTTGGTATGGTATTAGCGCGTTACTAATTTGTTTTGAAACAGGGGTAACATTTTTAGAGTTAACTTGCGCAGTTAAGGCCGACATTTCATTAGATAAGTTATCAAAAATAGCTTGGTGTAAACCGGCCTGCGCCGCAGGGTCTTTACTTAGCAACTTACTAATAGCTTTAGCATCAGTGCTTAAATTAGGGCTATGCAATATCTGCTTTACCGCTGCCTCTGGGTCTTTACCTAGCAAAAATCTTGCTGCTGATTTATTTTGTAGGCTTTGCGTCCATACTTTTTCGCGGGCACCAACAGCCTTTTCACGCTCTAAAGCAATTGCTAAAGCTTCATCTAAAGCGCGCTGGTCTTGCATTACGTTGTCTAGCTTACTAACTACTATGTCAGCAAGTGTTGAAGCCGTAGGGCTGCCGTTTGTAGCCTGGGTGCGTAGCTCGGCAATCATTGGTGCATGTGTTTTAAGCCATGAATTGGCCTTAGCTACATCAAGCCTACCTGTTTTAGTATTAAATGTTGCACTAGCAAAGTCCGCAATAGTGTAGTCAGTAAATGCTTTACCGGCAGCAGGATCATCACCCACGGCAGCTAAAACATCACGCGCAGCCTGAATACCTTTAGGGCCGGTAGGTACAACTTTAGCTCCAGTATTAGCTGGCAAGTGCTTAGCACTAAGCATTGGATCTATTGTGGGTGTATAAAAGCGCTTAACAACATCATCAAGATATGTCTTTTTAGCCTGCGTATAACCAGTAGAGCCTAGCTGCTGCTCAAGTAAGTCGTTTAGTTGCTTGCGCGCAGTACCAGCCCAATGTGCTTTAGATGAGTCACCGGCAAGCCTCGCAGTAGTTTCTTGGTCTCTAAGCACTTGGTCCCAACCGATAACTTGTGCGACATCTTTATCTAGCGGCTTAGTGCCTAATAATCCTGGGGATACACCATTACCGCGAGGCGCAACACTACCAGTAATGCTAGTAGGGTAAAGCTCTTCATTCAAGCCGCCTTCTTTAGGATTAAGAAAATCTGGTAAGAAGCCCTTTTGACCCTGCTTATCTGCTTCACTAACAATTGCTTGGCGCCAATCTTCTAATGCTTGTCCGTTAATTGCAGCACCTGATTGTTTAATAGCTTCAATATCTGCTCCTGCAATTTGGCGCGCTTTAGCTAACTCAGAAGTAATACCACCATGCAAATCTTCAGCTAAGGCTGCTTTTTCAGCCGCAGCAGTTTCCGCGCTAATATTGATAGCTGGGGCTGAGGCGTTAGTCTCTGCCGCAAGTGCACGCGCTTCAGCGGCCTTACGTTGCTTAGCCATATTAGCAACAGTTGCTTCAACGCGCGCCAGCACGCTGTCACCAGGCAACTCTACGTTACCTTGAGGACTATTAGTAGCCCAGTTTTGACGCAGTTTATCTGTGGCATCATTAGCTGCTTGGTCAAGTAAAGTACCTGAGCGCTGACGTGCGCCACTTAGTAAGTAATTTAGCGCCGGGTCTTCAGTCACCATACCCGTAGTAAAGTCAATATTCGGGGCTAAGCGCTGCGCACTTGCAGTACCAGTATCAATACTAGTAGCAAGTTGGTCACGGTAGGCGGGGTGAAGCTTATCAAAGGCGTGCATCATACGCGCTTTAGCCTCAGCTTCGCCACCTGGCGGCGCTAAGCGGTCTAAAAACCAGCCACCAGGGCTTTCTGTGAACTTAGCAGCATCACGTGCACCAAACACTGAGGATAGCCCGCGACGAGATGCCGCAGCAGCTGTAGGCGATAAGGCGCCTGCAATACCCGCAAGTACACTTGTTGTAGGCGAGTCTTCCTCAATGCCATATTGAATACCACCCATAGCACCAGCTCCAGCACCGGCATCCATTGTTAGCTGCTTACTCAGTGTACTTTTTGAAGGTAACAAAAGCTCTTGCAAAAATGATGGATTTTTAAATAGCTCTGGAAGGCCGCGTTTAGCTAGGTTACCCGCAAGACCAGGGCCAAGTGACTCAAGTCCGCCCTCAATAGCCGCTTGGCCAACACGGCCTAAAGCGGAAGGTGCTGGGTCTAAAGGTGGTGCGCCAAGCCAATCTTTCATATCAGCAAAGCCACCAGGCAACTCTAGTGCCTGCATATTTAGTAAACTAGACGATGTTGGTAAATCAGCAGGCTCATCAGCAAATAAATTATATGCTTTTTCCGTAATAGCGCCACCTAAGTCAACTGTCATTTTAGGCACGCCAAGCGCAAAATTTATCATTTCCATTGGCATACCTGGAATTCCTGCAAAGCCACGCTTAATAGCAGATTTCCATGGCTCGCCTTCAATGCCAGTTCCTTCTGCAGTGCCAGCTTGCCAAGACCCAGGCTCTACGTACCTATTTTTTAGCGCTGGCGTTTCAGTAGAGTCTTTATTGCCAATGATTTCAATTTCAAGTGGCGGCGCCTCTTCGCCAGTATACCTATCGGTATTTAGTTTTGGAGCTTCCGCCATTCTTTAATCGCCTCTCGTCTAACGTAAGTTTCGCCGAATTGTTTTACAATATCAGGATTATCTTGTACCATATGATTTACAAAGTCTTGCACAAATACTGGTCTATCTTTAATGCGCAATATTGTAGGGACACTAGTACTCCAATCTTGCCACTTAGCAGAGGCACCTGTTGGCGCCTGATTAGGGATATTAGTATACTTACCACGGAAGTCTACTTCAGCGCGTGCTTTCCACACTTGTGCCTCCATAAACTTGGCGATTAATTTATTAGCCTCAGCCGCATTCTTAACTTGTACTAAAGACTCTTTAAAGCGGTTTGCATCGCCCTCAGTTTGAGGGCCTTTAGCAGCATTTTGCAATACCTGTACTGCTTGGTTTTTAATCGCGTCAAATGTTTTACCGCGTACAGCTTCATCAGTTAGGCGGTCTTTAACACCTAAGGCACCAAGAACTGAGGCAAAGTTATTTACAAAAGGCTGTAGAGCTGAAGTCTTAGCACCGAGTGCTAGCGCCGCTTTAGATGACTCATACATTGCTGTGGCTTGCGCTAAGTTTGCCCGCGCCGCCTCTTCATCTTTAAAAGCTTCAGTTGATGCTTTTTTCTGTATGTCAGCCCAGTTGTCCTGTGTTAGTTTATCTGCACCAATCGGTGGCTGTAATTGCACACCTTTAAGCTCTTCAGGCTCAAATAAGTCGAAAGTAGCCTCGCCATTAGGCCTTGTCTTTTTAAAGTCTTCCGCCATTGCGGTACGCTCAGCGTCTGTAAATGGTGCACCTAGCGGAGATTCTTCAATATTATACGGCAAAGCAATATCATTGCGTAAACCAGGCGCTTGAGGTGCTTGTTCTATAGCGCCTATTTGTCCAACATTTTGTCTATTAAACGCAATCAATTCATCACGCTTTTGATTAACAATTTTAGTGACTATAGCCATGCCATTAGAGTCACTACCATATTGCTCAACTAATTTATTTTGTAGGTCGCCTAAATTTGACATATTTTGTGGTGTAAGTCCGTTACTATCAAGCACCAACGTTTTTGCGCCACTATTTTTGTCATAGGCAAATACACGGCCAGTGGTGTCTGTAACTGTAACTATGCCAGTGCCTTTATTCTTAGAGAGCTCTTTACGGTAGTCAATAATACCTTTAATACCCTCTTTTTGCTGCTCAACTTCCATTTTATACTGCGCCTGGGCAGCAGCAGCATCCGCATCCGCATTGCCAATTTTAGCCGCCTCATATCGTGCTTGTGCGTCTTCTAAAGAAGCGCGGTTATTAGTTATGCCTTGCATCTGCGTGCTAGCTGACGCACCCCATGGATTATTAGGATTAGCTAAAGCAGCTGCACCAGCATTACCAATAGTCTGCCAATTTAATGCTGCCTCACGTTCAGGCGAGTACTGCGCTTGTAAGTATTGCATTTGCTGCGCGCGCGCTTCTTGCTGCGCTTGCTGCTGTTGCATAACGGCTGCTTTACTTTGCGCCATTTGTGCAGCACTAGGTATCATAGACATTAAATATGTGTTAAACGCATCTTCAGGATTTTGGATAGCAACATCTGAGCGTAAATTATCAATAGCATTAGCCGTTACAGGCATTTTTGCTATTGGGTTAGCTGCGTTTAAAGGTGATATACTAGGGCTCACGCCGCCACCAGCTAGAATATCAAGTGCTGCAGCCATTATTTTTTACCTTTCTTTTTAGTAGGTAACGACATGAGCCCACCACACTTAGCCTTTACTAGGCCGCCCTTAGCACGCTGCACTGTAGGCTGCGCTGCAGCCACAGCTGTGGCTGCGCCACCGGCTAAAGCGGCTAATGGGGACTGTCCTGATATATTTTGGAAGCTAGTGTTAACACCACCCTGACTTGAAGGTACATTTTGGTACCCTTGTATTGTACTGGCTAGAAATTGTGACTGGTTTTTATCCCAATCGCGTGCGTCAACAAAGTCTTGATGTGCAAGATCTAGGTTAGCCTGCGTTTGCTGTTGCTGTGTGCGGCCAATAGTATCTAGCGCAGCGGCATCTTTAAGCCCTGCAGCTTGTTGCTGACCAGCCAAGTTACCTAGCGCTGAGCCGCCTTGGATTGCCTTTGTGCCCCAGTCGCTGTAAGCTTTTTGCCCTGAGTCCCAAGCGCTTTGTCCGGCAGTAAATAACTGGCCAGTCATTGTATCTTGTTGGTCGCGGATAGCACGATTAGCCATATCCATATTACGGGCTGACCCGAATTGACCACCACCTGTAAATGTATTCATAACGCCAGGTAAAATGTTTTGCGTTAAATTTTGATTTGAGCGACGTGTAATATCGTCCATAACACCAGAAGTGTATGGATTCATGAAATTATCATTAAAATAATTTTTGTCGTACTCACTACCTTGCTGAATAGAGCTACCAGCAGCTGTCATATTTGGCTGCCAATTACCTACAGTATCGCGGACACCTTGAAACCCAGCATTTTGATCAGCATTAAAGCTTGCAATTCTAGGCGCTGTGTACTGCGTATACGGCGTCGCAGCAATACCAGAAGCCTTATTAATATTACCGCGAAGGTACTCTTGATACCATACAGGCAATGATGCTTGATCGGTAAGACCTACTTGCGTAGCATTAGCAGGCGCCGAACCGCCCCACAGAAAATCAGCCATTATCGTTTTCCTTTAGGTAAGTAGCGCGCAGCTGGTTTTGCCTTAGGTGGTATTTTATGTACTGGGGCTGAGCGTTTATGCTTACGCACATTTTCACGAAGCACATCAAGTGCCCCTGCACCAGCTTCTGTATTACCATCACCTAATGCTGCTACAACATCGGCATCCATGACATATTCACCGCCAGATAACATAGCCGGTACTGTATCAGCTTGCCCGCCAAGTGCTAAATGCTGCGCTTGTTGTTCTAGCCCTGCTAAGCCGCCCGAAGCTAATTGCGTGCGTGTTGTAGTGCCCGGCGTTGTAACAACTTGCTGAAATGGTGCACCTGTTTCGCCATAGAGCATAGCCTGCTCTGCAGATAATGGTGTATAGGCAACTTGACTTGGTGTTGTTTTATCAATACTGTAATTATAGCTGTCATTAATAGCCTGGTTGCGCTGCAAGCGTGCCAATTGTTGCTGCTCAAATTGTGATAGTTTTTTATTGCGTTTAGCAGCTTGCTTAGCATACTTGTTAGACTGGATAGCTGACATAGCACCACCAATACCATTAAGTACGCCTAACCCAGCGCCAACAGCTTTGTCTGGGTTTGCTAAAGCCCAGTCACCGAGTTTTTCATACCAAGGCTGTGCATCCGACGTGGCAGCGCCATAACCATCACCAAAAGGGCTTAAATAAGATGCAAAGTCTTGTGGGTTATTAGAGGCATATGATTGGTAGCCATAATCAGTATACTGCGGCATAGCGTAATCACCGCCAAAACTTGTACCGCCAATACTAGTCCAATCAGTTGTAGGCGCATAACTTGGCATTGAAAAATTTGGTGTGTCAAAGCCACCATACAGACCAGCTGTAGAAGCGCCAAAATCTTGAATTGGCATTGGATCATATGCTGGGGCATATAAATCATTCATTGTCCAGTCACTCATACATTACCCCTTTGCAGCAGCAGCTGCAGCTGCCATTTTCTGTTGTTGAGCAATTTTTTGCTTGCGCATAGCTGCCTCATATACTTGCTTAGACTTATTATAATTATAAGCCATATTACCAATACCCGTAGCGCCACTGCCGATTAAAGCTGACGCGCCTGGTGAAAACCCAGCGCTAGATGCTGCGCCACTGATTGCTGGACTTGCAATACCGGATATGGCACCTTCTAATGCATGCCCAGATGCTGCGCCAGACAGTGCCCCTAACCCACCGCCTACAATTGCTTTACCTGCAATATCGCCAAATTTACCCATATCTAATGCTGAGCTAATTCCACCAGCTAGCTTACCAGCACCTGCACCAATAGCATTTAAGCCTGTGCCATTAACCCCAGGTAAAAACCCTAGCGCACTTGTAATAGCGCCCAAAGGATTACCTGAAACAGCTGAATTTGCAGCACCTAAAACACGTGCAGCAATACCGATTGGCCCAGGAATAAAACTTGCAAGCGCCGCTAAAGGCCCTAACTTGCCTAGAAAGCCCTTTTTAACTTTCTTTTTTTCAAATAAGGCTCTTGCAGCAGTGGCATCACTGTAGCCTACATCACGGTAATTTTTTTCGCCATTAGTAGCATGCTGTAAATAATTTTGGCTAATATCTAGAGCTTCATTGTAGCCCTTTTTTGACATACCGTCTGGGCGCCAGTTGTAACCTTTTGGCTTTTTACCACCTGCATTAATATATTCGCGTTTATAGTCAAAAGGACCGCCATTAGCTACAGTATTATCTAGTAAGTCCATTTGATGTGCATAAGCACTTTGCGCTTTGTCGCGCTCAGCTTGTGTAGATTGCGCTAAAGTCTTACCATTGTCTAGGTAGTCATATGCATCAGTTAGCCTATATGGATTGCGCCCATTTGCGTCATTTGGGCTATGGAGCGCAAAGTACTCAGGACTAAGCGCTGCTGTTGGATTCATAGCGCGCAGCGTATCAAAGTTAACTTGTGTACCTAGATTATAGCCACCACCCCACTGCCCGGTGCGTTCTTTTTTAGTAGGCTGATAGTTAGTATACTGGCGTATACCTGCTTCAAGATCTTTATAAAACGGAGCAGCCTTAATATTTTGCCAATTAGCGCCAACAGGGTCAATAATATCTTGTCGCGCGCGATTATACTTACTATAAACATTTTGTACTTCATCAATAGACACGCCATACTTATCAGCAATAGCCTGTAGCTGCTCTGCGCCAACATTAGCGTTATTAAGCGCTGCAACATTTGCGCCATCATGGTCAGGTGGTACCTGTCTACGATTGGCCCCCTGGAAGCCATTTTGTGGCGCTGCCGGCCTAACGTTAGGAATAGCACCGTTATCCACTGTAGCTGATAGGCCATCAATATAGCGCTGTTGGTTAGGATCTTTAAAGCTGAGATTAGCTTGTACAGGCGTACGTTTTGTGGCGCCGCTAAACATAGGCCTACCCATAACTTCGCCTGTATATGTAGCGCCGGTTATATTAGATGGCGGAGTTACCCATTCACCATCACTAAAGCCGCCCATACCAACGCCAGGTATACGTACCATTCCAGCATGCGGATCTACACCTTTTTTATTCACACCACCTAAGTATGACATATGACTCGGCGCTTTTTTGCCTGCTTCAGTAGCTATTTGCGTTTTAGCATACGCACCACGCAAGTTACTGGCCCAATCAGTTGGTCCAACATTAAACTCACCCCACGGCGTAATATACAATGGCGCCTGTAAGTCAGGCTTTAGCCAGTCATCAGCTAAATTTTGTTGATTGTGAATAGGTGCAGCCGTTGGCGTATTTTGTATCCCTACGCCAGTAGCATCAATGCCAGCTAAGCCGGTAGAATTTGTAAGCCCCTCACCACTTTGAATACCAATACTCATGCGTTCTCCACTGCTAATATCAATGATGTGGCCCAATCCTGCCATTGGATATTATCATTATAGCCTATAATATTAAGATTTTGTAAATAAGGCTCTGCCATTAATTGCCTCGCAAATATCTGCCAATTTTCGTTAGTAATATTACCTGTAATAGCTGTTACCGGTAGCGCGTCTACTGTCCATTCAAACCATTGTTTAAATGTTAAGCCCTCAGGTCTTGGTACAAGGCTACTCACGCGAGTCGCCTTGTTCAAGGTGCAGCAATGGCACACCCATAAAATAGTCGCCCCCTAAAACATTACTCTCAAATTTTAGCAGTAATTGACGCCCTTGATGCCGCACATCAACACGCACATCAGACTCCCCCCAAGTATATGGGCCGTGTGTTACTAAAGCAGCATTAGCATACTCTCGCGTTAGCACAGAAATTTGCATATCACCCACTTGTGCAAAGTCAGGCTCCAGCCGCTCAATACGCGTCCACTTATTTATACCTTGTGGTGCTTCACCCATAGGACCACCAGTTGGGAAGCCTAAATTACTTGTAGTAAAATTAGCCGTGATTGCTGTAACAACTTCGCCGTCAATCTTATCAAAGCCAACTTCATGCTGCCAGATTGTGCTATCTGTATCGGCCATAATTGGGTGCGGGAATACTTGTGAGTAGTATCCTGCAGATCTTGGTAGTACAGTGTCATACCATGTTTTTTCCCTGACATTATAGATGATTGCGTGTGTGCACTCAGTGGCGTCACCTCTTGGGTAGAACCACCAAATTTCGCCATAGCGTGGAACCTTCATAGCCCAAACACGTTGTCTACAGTTAATATTGAGCCCATCAAAAAACCAGTTAGCATTTAGCGTATTAGGTAACTCTTGTACAACACCGCTGAACATTAAAAATCTATCAATACCAACCCAATAATAAACACCATCATACTCAATAACAGAGTTGCTAGATAATATTGATGACTGACCAGACATTGTATCAAACCGGAAGACACCCTCAGCCGATGACACTTTTGACATTTTAATCACAGAGTCAAGTGACCAAAGCAGTGCTGCAGGGGCGTTGCTTCCCCCACGAATTGGTAAGCCTTTTACAATCTTAGTACCAACCACATTGGCTGAGTTGTAATCACCAGTAAAAAACAATGACGGCTGATTTACATCACTGTTTGATACATTACCATAGCTGCCATAAGTAACAAGGTATGGGCCTAAGGTTACAATACCGCCATCACAGCCCACAATATGGCTAACTGCTTGGGCAACTACAGTACTGATAGCGTTATCTTGTAGGGTTAATGTTGTACCGACAGTATTAGTCACAGTTGTATATAATGGGACAGTACCGCCAGCACCTGCATTAGCAATCTCAATCAAGTCACCAGTCACAAATGTATTACCTGCAACACCGGGTGCAGATATAACATTGGCTGCAAGAACCAAAGTGTTAGTACCTGCTGTAATACCACCAGTTGTAGCAGCTTTATTTACGTCGGTTAACTTAATACTTGTCAACGCACTTGTGCTATCTGTCGTGCCGTACCAGACAGGCGTCTGAACAGATGAGTCAATATAATCACCGTTCTTAGCACTATGTGCAAAGATCCGCGTTGCTGGGGACCCAGCACCATCAAACATTGTATCTACTTGCCAGCTATAAGCATCTTGTGTAACAAAGCCTACAGGTGTGCGGTCATAAACCGCAGCACCTGCTCCTGTATTATCTACAAGCAAAGCTTCTACTTTGCTTGTGCTAAAACTATGTATAATATTAGAAGGCTGTTTTGACCAAAGATGCAGCGCACGAATTGGGAAGGTAAATGTATCTGTTACAGCACGATACCCACCCATTTTCTTAGGGCGACCATATTGGAACCGAGTATGCTGGCCATCATTAAAGAAGTCCCCATCGAGCTCAGTACCATCTCTTTTATAACCTGGCTGCGTGGATAGTCGAAATATTGGCATTATGCTTGTACGCGCCCAGTTTTATCTGTAATATTAGCCATATCTTCTTTACTGATAGCCGCCGAAGCCTTGTCAAACATAGCTTGCCACATTGGTTGAATTTCATAGTTTTTAAGAAATGGCACCGCCTCTAGCAATGTAGCATACAGCAATAGCTGTGGGGCATATTCTGTCGTCCAGTTTGTCTGGTTAGTATCTGATAGCGGTAATGGGCGCTCATGATAAACTAACTCAAATGGATATGCAACAGAAGGTGTTGGCACAATCAGATAGTTATCGTAGTTATAATCTGCGTAAAATTTTGGTGCACCAGTTAAGCTACTGTCCGGCCAATATGTCCGACAGTATTCATACGTACGTAGCTTTAAAAATACACGCAAATTATTAAGCGCACCGGTACCAAAGTTAAAGCTAATTGTCTCACGCCATCTTGCTGGCTTTGTAACTACTGGGTTACTGATAGACATGTCGCCGGTTACAACTTTTATGAAGCCAAGCCCACGGATCTCAGAGGCAATCCTATTTTCAGCCAGCATAATAAAGCGCGGTATTTGATTAACAAAAGGCGCGTCATTACGGTCTACATACGTAGTAATATCAGATACTAAACTATCATACGTCATTACCGCAGTAGTCATTTATTAAGCTCCTTATTTGCGGTAGTAGGCGGGTATAGCGTTAACGTACGCTCCATAAATCACCAGCAGTACCTGTTAAGCGAATATGACTTACTGGAGCTGAAATATGCACAACTAGCTGGCTCGCATGACTTGTATCATATGTAGGCGTAAAATATAAGCTGCCATCGTCAGTAGAGAGCTCTATAAGCTTACTAGCATACGTGGTATTAAGTGTCACAGTAGCCGGTATAGGCATACCTGACATTGGGACTACTTGTGGCGTACCTGTAGCTATAATAGCACCTTTAGCCATAGCCCGTCCCATTATCTGCTGTACTATCATATAATATCCTATTAAAAATAAGGGCCGAAGCCCTTATAGTTTACACTGTTTGCACTAATTCAACAGTTACATTAGTTGAGCCTGCATAGCCACCAGAAGCTGCCGCTGAAACCGCAACACGCACAACTAACGCTGTACTTGCTGGAGCTGCCATAGCGCCTAATTGGGCTGCTGTTAATGCTGCAGTTGGACCACGTGTAATAGTTTTAACATCAAAACCAGACACGTATTCTGTACCACCTGCTGTAATACCTGCTGTAAGCGATGCGGTACCTGATGGTGCCCACGCTGCTGTACTATCTGCTAAAATACGGACAATACGGCAATTTGCTGGAATAGTAAAAGTTAAATCAAAGTTTGCTGCGCCAGTACCAGCACCCGCACTTGAGACTGTCCCATAAAGTACTGTTGGTACAGTACTTGCTGTTGTAGACTCAGATGGGGTAGTACCCTGTTTTAGCGCGCCTTGGAAATATGTTGTCATATCAATTCGCCTTTATAAAAAGAGGGCCCAGTAGATTATGCGGTCCACTAGGCCCTAAACAGTTAAGTACCCGCTGTACCGTAGATGGCACGCCAGTCAGTCCAACCCACACCATAACGCTCAGTAGCTTTGTAACGGACTGAGTCTGTTTCAAAGTCACCTTCCATAGATTTTTCTAATCCACGGCGTTTAAGTAATTTTAGACCTTCCGGAGCATTAGTTTTAACATACCAAGCAGTAGCTGAAGTCAAACGAGCAATATCAGCAACATCGCCAGACAAGATGCCTAATGATTTAACTGGGTTAATGTCGTTGTTAGCAGTACCAGCACGTAAAACAGATTTTAGCAATACTTCTGCTTGGAATACGTTTTGTGGGGATACAACCAATTTTTCAGGGTTAAGACGAATTTTCTTACCGTTGTTATCAACAGCTTGACGGATTTGAATTAACATCTGCTCTAATGAAGTTTGTGACAATGCAGCTGAAGTTGTCAACACGTTAGAAGCTGTACCACCAATGATTGGGTGATCATTTACGATCAATGCTTTACCGTCGCCACCTAAGTAGCTAGTGTTAAACGCACGATTTAAAATGTTCGCAGCTAATGTCTCTTTAGTTTCAATCAATGATTGGGCTAAGTGTTTTGAGAATGTTGTACCTACTCGAATATGATCGCCATCTTCTTGCAAGATTTTAGTGATAGCAAAAGCTAGACCATAAACCTTGTATTGATAACGAGCACTGTACAGAACACCACCAGATTGGTATGTAACTGCTTGGCCATCAGGCAATTCCGGTGCAGCACCAAAGCCATACATTACTGGCTCTTCATGGTAGCTACGCGGGATACCTGTTGACTCGTCTAGGAATTTCTTCCATTCGTCAGCACGTTGTGAATAAATGCCATCAAACGATTCATTTAAAATCGGTTCAACGATGGCGCGAAAGTCGGTACTACGCATTGGAGTCGCCATTATACACCTACCTTATTAGCAAAGGCTATTTGAGATTGAGCAATAGTTACCTGAACAATAGTATATGTATCGCCAGGAGCATTATCAACTTGACCACCAAAACCAATGATACGGAATTGAGATTGAGTTGTACCGTTAGGTGCAGCTAAAGTTGTTGTTGCTTGACCTGTCAATGTACTACCAGATAACGCCGATGTGTTAGCCTCTTCACCGATGTTAGCTTGTGTTACAGAACCAACGTTTTGTACTTCAAAAACTGTATTGTAGTCATCAATAACCCATGCAGTTACAGTAGTACCTGCTAAGATTGTTTGTGATGCCGGCCAGAAATTTGATACAGTAGGTTTACCTGTTGCATCTGTGTATTCACAACCTGCAAAGATACCTAAAATGTCGCCAGTTGTACCAGCAACGGTAATAGTACCGCCTGTACCTTCTAGCATTACCGGATTACCGGAATAAATTGCAGTATTATAACCGCCTGCAATTGCGTACTTACGTGGTCGAATAACGCCAGATGGGTTATACGCTGCACGGAAGCCAAACGGAGCGCTTGTGGTGCTCATGGTTTAATCTCCTAAATAAAATTGGGCGTACGTATTTTGGTACCCATAGATGCAAACCCGTCGCCTTCAATTGAACCTAGCGGCTTACCATTAGAATCACGCTCACCAAGAACAACACCGTTAGCAAGTTTACCTTCTTCATCATTTGGTGCATGATGATGTAATTCTTGCATTAACTCATTGTAAATCTCGTTGGGGATCTTAAATAAGACCATTTCATTGACTGAGATAAATCCATCGTATTCCCCGCCTTTCATTCTGTAAGTATCAAAGCCATTTAGCTCTTCTGCCAATACCGGAGTGTACCCAATACGGATACGTTTTTGGATTGAGTCATAAGCGCTGGTAGTGCTTAACCAACATAAGTGAAAACCTGGAATTGCCGGTGGAGTGGGTAAAGCCTCTTGAGTCCACTCATTTCGGAACATTTGGCGACGCTCAGAAACAGTTGTACCTGTCCCGTCATTATCTAGACGACGAACATCTTCGGAAGCACGATTTTCCCTGCCTGCGTCTGCAGACTTTTTCAATCGTTCATCATTTGTAGTAGCTACTGCCATTACATTTCTCCTAATAAAATAATTATAACACTAGATATAGATAAGTAAACACTTATTTACTATTTTGTTTGTCATACGCGCGATAATTTTTAATCATCCTATCCCGCTTTTCTGCATCGTCCCATGCGCCCGCCTCTTTAATGGCTGCAACGCGCTCTGCCGATAACTTCCAACCAGTTGTACTACCGCCACCACTACCTTCACGGCCAGAGCCTGTAACAGGCGTTCTAGTAGTCTGGCGCGTAGTTTCACGTTGTGATTGCGCATAACGGTGCGGTAAATAACGCTTAAGTCTAGCGTCTAGTTCTGACCAGTACTCAGGCTCTTGCGGGTTCCAGCCTTCATCAGATAACTCTTGATCGAGCATCTTAGCCACTTTACTATCTGAGTCGTTACCCACTGGATCGTACCATGTATTAACTTCTGCCCATGTCTCTGCTTGGCGACGTACTCGTGGGTCAACGGGACTGCGCTGTTCAATTTGGCGAGATTGGTTAGCAGCATTTTTTTTGACATTGTTTAGATGGTCAAAGTAATTACGTGCCTGGAATAACTTCTCAGTGGCCTCAGCAACAGTCGTACCGTCACTTGCCTCTGTAGCATACTTGATCTGCTCTTTAATTTGCATAATAGCCCGAGCAGTATTATCAATAGCCGTATCAATTTGAGCAAATTCACTGCCCACAGCACGCTGCTCTAAGGCCGCAAGGCGACTTGCTAATGCCTCGTTTTCTTTACGCAGCATCTCGCGTTCACGGCGCATCTTATCATCGTTTTCTTTACGCCATTCTTTTTTCTGCTGACGTTCCTCACGACGACGCGCACGAATTGCCTCACGTTCATCATCATCACCTGCATCATCTAATTCAGCATCAGAACCATTAGACTGTGTTTCGTCTTGCTGGTCCTCTTCATTAGACTCCGGAATATCCTTTTCGACAATATCGTCAATATCTTCAATTTGATCTTTATCTTCAGCCATTTTCCAATGTCTCCTTTATAAAATATAAGTACTCATAGTTAACGGGTCACTGGTAATCTTACCAATAACTTCGTGGTCATTAAAAATCACAAAATGCGCCGCATCTTTAGTTCCTGCAATAGGTACTGACCAACGGTCTCCACCCCATCTTGGCACTCTAATATAGTCACCTTCTGTAGCCCAAGCACCTTCCACCCACTCTTTACCGGTTTCACGGTTTTTAAATGCAAGTGGGCCTAGCTTGATTAATTTACATACTTGGGTATTCCATTTCTCTGTATCTGTTGTCTCATCAACTAAAATAATGCCACTTGCTGACGTTGTTTTAACTGTTTCTGGCGGCATAACGGATGATCCCGCAACTTGGACGTACTGGCTCACTCAAGACGGATTTACGGTTGAAGGCGGCGAGCATAGCTACACCCCATACGGCGATTTAGTTTTAACTGCTGATGGTGGTGGTACTGTTACTGATGCAGGTACGTTTACTAGCTGGTTTCGCCCTATTACAGACAAAGATGGTTATACAGGCAGGGCTGGCAATGTTTACGCCTATACGTGGGTAGTGAGCGATGCCGGAATCCAGCCAGCTAGCGGTCTAACATCATCCGGCCTAACCTCAAGTGGTATAACTCGTGCTGGCTTAACTAGCGTAGGATTGTAGCCCCGCCATTACGGCGGGTTTTCCTCGCAATATTTAGCCATTGCGTTTAATTCCCGATAAGTTAAGAGCCTTGTTTTAGGCTCTTTCTTTTCTGGTTTTTCAATAATCCAAACTAAAAACAAACCATACAGAACAAGCATAATTAGCGGCGTAAAAAATATTAATCCAATGTACAGCATGTAAGGCTCCTGTTATTTCTTCATTAGTAGCGCGATTATCTTTTTAACCTCGCTGTTTTTGTGCTCTCGCCAAAAGTCATCATCGTGGAATCTAGCAATAAGTTGCGCCAAAGCTTCAAGAGGTGCGATAGATCGGATCACGGTTAAAACGATAGACTCCATAATCATTAATTTATCGCCATCGCTGAAATGCAACTTAGATTCTGCTGCCTTCTCTGCAAGCTTTCTGTTTCTTAGCCTGTGCTCAAGGTTCTTCTTGTCAGATTTTAGTTTCGAATTTTCGGCCTTTAGCTTTTCGATTTCTTTTTGTAGTTTTTCAAGATCGTTCATTGTTTTCCCGTTTTAATTTAGCTGTAAGTTTTGTTGTATTTGCCCCGTTCTG